TGCCAATAAGGTATTTATTAAGTCGGACGGCACAACTGCTACGGGTACTTTAACCGATAACGGTGCTGTGTCAAAGGTTCTCGACGCCACTAAGGGCAACCAGTCTTACACTGTCCCTGATGGCATACATAACGGCAAAGGTGCAGTGAGCATAGTGCTCGAAAACAAGACCGCCACACCTACTAAAGCGGCGCAGGATATCACCCCGACGGCGGGCAAGGTGCTCGGCAAGGTCTCTGTGGCAGCTATCCCCGCCAAATATCAGGATGTTAGCGACGTAACCGCTGCTGCCGGAGATGTCGTGGAAGGGAAGAAAATAGTCGCCGCCGATGGCTCGGTCGTTGAGGGTACTATGGCGGACAACGGTACTCTGACAGGGACGATAGACGGCTTGACGACGACCAGTTACACCATACCCGCAGGCAAAACCTCGGGCGGCACAGTATCACTTACTAACGCAATTGAAACAGCTCTTGCAGCGATTTAAGGAGGCGCTTGCATATGAGTATAAGCTCAAACCTTGAGCGCATAAATGGCGCAAAAAGCACTTTGAAGACTTATCTAACTGATAACAATGTGGCGGTTCCGGACGGGACTAAAATTGATGCTATGGCAGAGCTGTTGAGCGGAGTAAGTGTCGACAAAATCAACCACGCAGATATTCCAAGCTACGTAAAATCTGAGGCGCTGGCGGTGGCGGAAAAGGTTAAAGCGGTGATGAAAGCCGACAGCATTGTGTTTCTTGCGATATCAGACTTACACCACACTGGACCGCAGGTAGATAGCTGGCAGACGAACATTAACGCGGGCAATCTGCACGCTTGCCAAGCCCTAAAGGTGCTATCTTATAGTCTCCCGCAGATCGATTTTGCGTGTATGCTCGGTGATGTAACTTTTGGCAATGCCAAAACAACGACCCAGCTAATGCAGCAGCAATTCGACCAAATCAACGGATGGCTCGGCGAGGCGTGGAAGAATATTCCACAGCTTCGCACGGTAGGAAACCATGACACTGGCGAATACAGCACACTTGTCGGCGCACAGTTCTTAAAAAACAACATCTGGAAGTACAATGAAGGTGCTGTGTACGGCAGTGAAGAATACGGATATTGTTACCGCGATTTTGCGGAAAAGAAACTCCGTGTCATCTGCCTGAACACCTGCGAGGGCGAGACAGTGAGCGGCGAGAACGCTGCGTACTGTTGCTCTCCGGAGCAGTTGCTATGGTTCGCCCAGACGCTGCACGCCGTCGGCAGTAAAGCAGATGCGGCGCAGTGGGGAATTATAGTTCTCGGACACTACCCGCTTGATTTAGGCGGCGCATATCCGACAGGAAACATCGTCAAAGCTTATGTCACGGGAGAAAGCACGGTGCAGAACGGCGTTACGGTGAATTTCAGCGGTCACAATGCAGCGAAATTCATTATGAACGTTCATGGTCACAACCATTGTTTCCAGTTTGGAAAATTGCACAGCGTGGCTAACGGACAAGGGACGGAGTTTGACGCATGGCGTATGTGTACGCCTAATGCCTGTTTTTACCGCAACAACAGCGGAGTCGTAACCATGAACGGCATTTCGTTTGGAGACCCTGCCCCGCATGACAAGACGGCGGGAACAGGAAAAGACACGGCTTTCAACGTCAATGTCATCAATTCCTCAGAGCAGGTCTTATACTCCTTTTGCTACGGCGCGGGCATAGACCGCACAATCGGCTATGCAGCCACTGTATACCACAGTATAACTAATACTTTAACCAACGTTACCACCAGCAACGATGCGGTCGCGGCAGAGGACGGCACGGCATACAGCGCCACTATCACAGCGGCAGACGGGTACACCATGAGCAGCGTCACCGTAGCAATGGGCGGCACGGATATAACGTCCACGGCTTACAACTCTGATACAGGAGTCGTCAGTATAGCGGCGGTTACGGGCGATGTCGTGATTACCGCAAAGGCTACAAAGGTTGTGTCGTATCACAATCTTGTGCCTAAGGCAGTGGATAGTTCAGGCGCGTCTGCGCCGTATACGGACGGGCTAATGTTGTCTTCCAGCGGTACGACCTCCGAGGACAATCATTTTACCACAACAGGATTTATCCCATTTGATGGTGCGGCTGTACACATTTATCGCATCGGCGGCGAGGGTATCACATGGAATGAATATGGTGCACGTCTTGCGTGGTATAATGCTGATTTCACCCTCAAGGGGAGCGTATTGAGCTATAACCAGCTCGACAAAAGCATATATTACCCAACCAAAATTGACGACCCCAACGCGGCTGCGGCATTTAGCACAGACGCGAATGTTGCACCCCCGCATGGCGCGGCTTATTTTCGCGTGTCGGCTAAAGGTAGCGGAGCAAATCTGGTTGTAACGCTTGATGAAAAAATTGAGTAACAGGAGGCGTAGAGCATGATCAGACGTCGGTTAATGATGCTTAAAAAATCAAGCGGCGGACTGCCCGAAGGCTATACCGCAGTTGATTATATACAAACGTCAGGCAGTCAGCGCATTGACACCGGAGTAAAATCTTCGGCGAGTGTAGGACTGTCAGCGGATTTCTGCTTTGTCGATGCACGGAGCAATCAGAACTTGGCACAGACGTACAGTGACTCGGAACATTATCTACTGATGGTTTTGATGATATCCAGCTGGGGTTCGCCTGATGGCGCGGCATGGTTTGTTTGCGGCTATAACGCAGTCCAATATTTTAAAAAGGCTGATACAGACAGACATGTATATCATTTCAATGCGGATGGGCAATACACGGTCGAGATGGACGGCATACAGTATGAAAAAGCCGACCCGTCGCAAACAACATTTCCGGCGGATGCGCGAAATCTGTGGCTTTTTGTGCGTAATTCGCCATATGTCGATGGATATGCCTATATGAAACTGTACTCATGCGCGATGTACGACGGCGGCAGAAAAATCCGCGATTTCAAACCGTGTCTTGATGCTGATGGTGTGCCGTGCCTTTATGACCTTATTAGCAAAACAGCATTTTACAATCAGGGTACAGGCTCTTTTATATGGGGGTGATTAAATGTACGGAAAACTGGTAAACGGCGAGCTTCGCGGCGCGCCGAGACCGATAAGAACAGAAAATGGCGATGTTTTTACCAATGACCCGGCATTGCTTTTACAGTACGGCTACAAGCCGATAATTACGGCTGTTTATCCGTCCGACGGCGGGTATTACACCGAGTCATGGACGGAGACGGAATCCGAGATAAAGCAAATCTGGACAGCCGCTGAGCCGCCCGAGGACATATCGGCGGACGAGGCGCTGGATATCATCACAGGGGGTGCGGATATATGACGAGGACGCAGGCAAAACGCTTTCGCGAGATGATAACAAAAGCCGCCGCGAAGCTGACGAACGCCGAAGCTCTTACAAGTATCAGCCTATTTGAACCGTGGAGCGGCGAAAAAGATTATTCTATCGGCGACAGGGTGCGCGACGACGGAAATTTATATCGCTGTTACAACGCTATATCCGCCAATCCCACATGGCGTCCGAGCGTGACTCCCGCACACTGGGAGCGCGTGACGGCAGACGAGGACGGCACGATAGATAATCCGATAACTGCCGCCGAGGGCATGAGGTATTTTAAAGACAAGTACTATCTCGACGGCGGCAAAATTTACAGATGCACAAGAGACGACAGCGGCGGCGAGGGCACGGTTATGCACTATCTGCCGTCGCAGCTTGTGGGCATTTATTTCGAGGAGGTGCGAGAGTGAGAATTTGTATATCCGTGGGTCACGGAAGATCGGCGGGCGGCGGCTATGACAGCGGCGCGGTCGGCGGAGGTTTCCACGAGTTTCGCATAGCGCGAAGAATAGGCTTTTACATAGTCGAAGCGCTTAAAAGCTACGGCTGCGATGTGTCGCTCATAAATTACGACGCCGATATGTATCTCACGGACAGGATAGCCTTCGTCAACCGCGGAGACTTCGATCTCGCCGCCGAGATCCACCTCAATGCGGGCGGCGGAACGGGGAGCGAGGTCTATTATAAACACGCCGACGAGGGCGGTAAAAAGCTCGCCGCGAAGATAAGCGCGGGCATTGCGAAAACATTTTCATTGCGCGACAGGGGAGCTAAAACAAAGCTCAATTCCGCGGGCGGCGATTATTTCGGCTTCGTCCGCTCGGTCAGATGCCGCAGTCTGCTCATTGAGACCGTGTTCATAGACAGCTCTTCGGACAGAAAAAATGTCGAAACGGAAGCGGGACAGAAAAAGTGCGGCGAATCGATTGCCGCGTCGATAGCCGAATTTTACGGGCTTTGCGTGAAAAATGAGCCGCAAAAAGTCGCGCAGTATGCCGATATCAGAGCGGGCGACCGCGTGAAAATTATAGGCAAAAATTATGCTACGGGTCAGCGAATCCCGTCGTGGGTGAAGCTCAGAACGCATACCGTCGCAAAAGTCGAGCCGAGCCGCGCGCTGCTCAAGGAGATAAACTCTTGGGTCAGGCTCTCTGACTTGAAACTCGCGGCGAGACCGTCAGTTTCGGTCGGGAGCGTTGTTTTTATAAAGCCCGGTGCTGTCTACGGCGGCTGCACCTCGGCGCGCGGAAAACGCGTGCCGGATTCCCAGCTCTCGCCGAAAAAACATACCGTCACGAAAGTTCAGCAGAACCGCGGCAAGCTCGAAGC